CACTCCATGTAGGTGTAGAAGTAGTTGATTTTTGCAACCATTGTACACTTAAATTATTAAAATTAACTCCATCATTAGAACCTTGAATACCTAACCTATCATACATTCTATAAGTTGAATGTTCAAACTGAAAATCATTAACTATCATATCTACTGTATAACCTTCTTGTGCATCAAAAGTTATACTATAATTTTCGTTACTTGTATAATCCCCACCTGTAGCTCCACTATCAACAAAAGTTGTAGAGTTAGTTAAGTTCCTTGTAGTGTTGTTCGATGTATTGTTTAGGATTACAGTTTCTGATGAAGTTAAGTAAGTTGTATCTCTTCTTGCTGTTACTAAACCTTTTGTTAATACGTTTACTGATTGACCTGTTGTAACTGTTTTTAAAGCTATTCCTATGTAATCGTGTTGTAATGGTAAAGTACCAGCCGATACTGCTGTAACTACACCTGCAGAACTATAATTATAAAATACTGGTTGCCCACATTGGATATTACTACCAGCAGTAAATTTAATCCCTCCGCCTATCTTTTCTTGACTCGTAACACTTGTTAGGTCAACTTTATCATTTGTACCTGATACGTTCTCTAAATTTAAGAAACCTGCTAAAGTAGCTTCTAAAACATTTGCCTCTTGGTTTATATAAGTAACACAGTCTGAAGGACTTGCAAAAGGGTTGCCATCTGCATCTAAAAAATCTGTATAAGGTATTCTGTAAAACTCATAAAAATTAGAACCATTTTGAGCTGTTCTTATATCGTTAATTACGTTAATAGCGTTAGTATTTACAGAATCCACCTCACTAGACAAGCAAGAGTTCCAATATACAGGGTTAGACGAGCCTTCAAAAGTTATACAGTTACCTGCTTCATTTCTTTTTATTTTTATAGCCATATTACCTTAATATTGTTACTAACATTCCTAGTGGTTGAATAATTACAGGGTTGTCTGATTTAATTGCTGGAAGAGTTAAGGCATTAACATCTTCGTTTGATATAATCCAAGCAGAAATATCTACCCTGTTTAAATAAGTGTTTCCCACAGTTCCTGTCCCAAAAAACACAGGAGAAGAAGTCAAAGGAAAAGTAAAAGTAATATCATCGTTATCATTTCTATTAGAATACCAAAGTGCAGGTTCTATAGTAGTGTTAGATATTTGTGGTATTACATTAAAGTCAAATCTTACTCTTAATTGGTCTCCGTATTTACAGTCGTTTAGTCTAATTCTACCTGTAGAACCTTCAAAACCTGTTCCTGTAGAAGAGGGGTACTCAGTGTCAAAATCAAATGTATAATCTAATAAAGAAGTTACTCCATCAGGTAAAGCATATCCGTTAAACAAGTCTACATTAGATGAAATTGACACATCAGGAGTAGACCAATAAGGGTTATCTACTGCGTTGTGGACATCGTTGTCTAATGAGAATACTTTGTACGTTTCTGAAGCTACATCAGCAGCATTATACTCTATACCTGTCCCCGCTTCCCAAACGTAACTGTTATCTAGAGGCTTACCTGCAAATGCTCCCGTATGAGCGTAACCCGTTTCTCCTGCTTTGCCACCTCCTGTTTTACTAAATAATGGCATACTAGTTAAATTTTGTGATTACTAAATTTCCACTACCAGAGTGAGCAAAAACAACTTGAACAGCTCCAGAGTAGTTATAAGGAGTTTCGTATATGTCATCTCCACCATGCTTTAATTTAACAGTGTAGTTAGTCGCAGAAGCAGTGCCACTACCTAGTAAAATATAAGCATCAGCATTAGATAGATTAACAAAACTAGAACCTACAGTACCTTCGTTAGCAGCTAAAACCTCAACATTTACTGTTGTTACTGCTTGAGTAACTATAGTTGAACTGTTTGCCCCTTTGCTATTTACATAAGATAATAAAGTAGCATATAAAGCATCTGCACTAGCAGGTAAAGGTGTTACATCTGTATATAATATCTTATACTCTTTTGCAGGGACTCTACCAGAATCAACTATAACAACAGTATCACCACTCTTTTCCAAAGTGATGTTCGGCTTATGTATAGAGTATTGATCTCCGTTTCCATCAAAATCTATATCTAAAGTCGCTATGTTGTTAGTTATCTGTATCGCCATCTTTCTGCTGTTCAGTAGTTTCTTTCTGTTGTCCTCTTAGCATTGCCTCTTCTCTGATCTCAGAAATTAGTTTCTTACCTTTCTCTGCATCATGATAATTTGCAAGTCCTAAACTGTTTTCTCTAGCTTCGTCTACAGTAATAATACTGTTTACGTCAATAAGGTCTATAAGTGACACAGGAGACTCATTTCTGAAAGATAAAACTTCTGCATCTATAGTAGAATGTTCTTCTATCAAAAACTTAATCTCAGATAAGATAGCGTCTTGATTTTCTCCAATTACAGTGTTCTTAGCAACTTGGTATTCGTTTCTAATTCTTTTTGTATCAAATCCTGTTGAATCTGAAATACCACTCAAACTTCTAAACCAGTTGTGAGCAATAATTAAATCTGAATCTGATTGTTGGTGTAAGTTAATCCATTCACCATCCGAAGTTTGAATTAATGGAGTGAATGTAGATCCACTTCCTGATTCTGCAAACTGCCTTGTGATTGTCAACAGTTTACCAACATTCTCTTCTCCTGAGAAGTTGTCTGCTAAGTCTTCTTTTACTTTCTTAGCATCTTCCATTGACATGTCTCCTACGATCTCTAAGATACCAGAAACTTGGAAGCTATTCTCTAATCTTGATAAGTTCCATCTGTTTGTCTTATATCCAATTGCAGCAGCATCTATAGCAGCAACCCAGTCAGGCACTCCGTAATCACAGAACTCAGGTTCATATTGCTTAAAATGGAATATAGCTCTTTCAAATCCATCAATCTTTTTGAACTCAGGATATAAAGGTAGAACTTTAGCATACTTCTTTTTACCTTCATACTGTCTCCAATCAGGATGGAATATAACGTTCTTTCTGTCTTTACTGATTCTCGCTTTAGTAGCGTCATGATGGAAGAATTGAGGGTCTCCGTTAGGAATTAAAACCACTTCTAAATAAGCGTTACCAAAACTATACCAGTCGTTGAAAATCTTCTTTAGAACCTTTCTAAGGGATTCTCTTTTGCTATTTACTTGCTTGATATATTGAGCTAATCTGTCGTTATTCTCAGTAATAAAGCCTCTACCTAAAGAGTAAGTAACTTTATTATTAAGGATACTTCTGTGAGTAGCTGATCTTCTGTTTAATATAGATAATCCTTGTGGAAACAGGTTGTCCGTTCCAAATGAAATATAATCTAGTGAATTATAATCTACCTTACTAGGCTCTTTAATTGTAGAAGCACTAGTTGTAGATATAACGCTAGAAGAAAACTTATTCTGTTCTATAGGATTGTTAGCTAACTGCTTATTATCTTGTTCCATCTAAAGACGTTTATTCTTCTTCTTTTTCTTCTTTTTTAGGTGCTGCTTTCTTCACCTCTTTCTTAGGTTCTTCTTCCTTTTGAACACAAGCGTATCCTTTTTCAAATAAGAACTCTAATTTCTCTTGACTACACTCGCATAACACGTACTTGTCTCTTCCATGCCATACAACAGTTAATTCGTCAGATTTTTTATAAGTATATTTTGCCATAATAAATTCTTTATAGAAATAAAAAAGGGGAGTTTAATCCCTCCCCTAAATGGATTATAATAATGAACTCATATCTTGAGTAACAGTTACCGCTTTTGATTGAGACATAGCTCCTAAAACGATAATAGAACCAGCTTGATCTGTTAATTCCTTTCCACTTGTAGTAGTGTCAGAAACTAATTTCAAAGGTCTTTCTTTTCCTAACCCTTCACTAGCTCCTAAAAGCCAATGAGTTCCGTTAGAATCTTCAACAACAGCAATAAAACCACAGTTGTTAGATAAAGCATCTAAAATAGTTCTGTTTGTGTCATTGTTTAATCTAATATAAAACTCTAATTCCTCTGTGTATTTAGAAGATCCATTTACTAACTCACCTGATTCTCTCCATTCAGCAGTATCTTGTTCGAACTCGAACTCATAGAATACTTTAGACATAACCATAGCGATAACAGTAGCAACGTTTGAAGCATAAGTGAAACCACTTACATCATCAACGTTAGCAAGGTAAATTCTTTTAATTCCACCTGAATTAGCAGTAGTACAGTCTTGTGTAGTTCCTCCAGCTAATAATGCCATAATTCTTAAATTTAAAAGTTTGTTTAATAAAAGGGAGCAACCTAAGTCACTCCCCGATGATAAAGAATATACTAGTAAGCAGCAACTATGTAGTCCTCGTGGATATATTGTGTACCAGCTTTGTACTCTACTCTCATGTGTCTGTTCTGAGTTAAGATCTCATACCAAGATTCAACTTTAGTATCATCAGAAATCCCATCTGTTCCTACAACTAAGTTTCTAGGAATAGTGAATAAGATTCTGTGTGGTCTTACACCATCGAAATCATCTGAGATATGCTCATCCCACTCGATTCTTTCAACGATTGGAATACCTCTGAAAGCCTTAACTTTCTCACCGTCTCTTAATGTGAAGTAAGCAGCATCAGAACCGTTTAATGCTTCGATAGTATCAGTGTAGTTATCAGCTACAGAACCAGTAACCATGATTCTACCTTCTCTTTGCATTAATCCTTTTAAAGAAGCAGGCATTTTAGACCATAACGCTTTGAAAGCAGTTAAAGCAGCATCAGTCTTTAAAGTAGTATTCTGTACGTTAGCAGCAGTTGCAGCAACAGAAGCAGTAGTACCACCTGTAGAAGCGTCAACAACAGATAAAGCAGAACCAGCGATACCAGCAGTAACAACTACATCAGCACCAGATGGATTAGTAACAACTAATTTACCGAATCTAGCAGCGATAGTAGCAGCGTGGTCAGTTACGAAAGCAGCAGCAGTAGCGATAGCAGCACCAGTGTTAGCAGTAGTGTAGTTAACACCGTTGATAGTTAAGATTAAAGATCCAGCAGTACCAGAAACAGTAGCAGTAGCAACTTGCTTAACCGCAACAGTGTCTTGGTAAGTAGAAGAGTTTAAATCTAAGTACTGAGCAGCAGGGATAGTAGAATCATCGAAAGCGTTGATAATTCTAGTCCAGAATCCATCGTACTCTTTGTAATCTGCATCTAAAGAACCATCAGCAACACCAGAAACGATGTCTTCTTTAACAAGATCTCCGAAGAAGATTTGTCTTTGGAAGTCTCTTGCTAAACCAGCCATGTAAATTTCCATAGCAATTTGCTCGAATAATCCGTCACCTTTAGCGATGTCGTTCTCGTCTACACCTTTAGCTAATAAAGCCTCTTTTACGTAGTTTAAGAACGCTTTACCGTTTTGAGCGATCTCAGCTTTCATGTCAGAAACTTGTAAAGTCTTCTGAGTAATAGTAACTCCAGTTGAAGTTGTGAAAGATGTACCTTGAGCATAAGCCTTAGTAATCTTATCTAAGTTGTCAATGAAGTCTAATTTTTCAGAGTTTTTGATGTCTGTTCTTACAGTAACAATGTCTCTGATGTCCGATTGAACGAACATTGGTTTGATAAAATACTCTCTGATTGATTCTTTCGAATAACTAAGAGCATGTGACATTAAATCAGCCATTTTTCTTTAATTTGTTTTGTTTAAAAAATTTTTATTTATCTTCTTTTGGTTCTTCTTTCTTAACAGCAGGCTTTTTAGCTGCTGGCTTTTTAGGTGCAGAACCTCCAACCTTTTTTGCTCCTTTCTCGTTAATAAACCACTCCACATCTGATTCATGTACAGTGATCTCATTCCCGTTAAATATTAATTTTACATCTGCCATAATTGCTTATTTATTTTATTCTCCTTTAATCTCTTTCAAGTAAGCCATTAAAGCCTTTTGCTCTTCGCTTAACTTAACCTCTTCTCCTGTGATGTTAGCATCCTCAGTTCCTTCGATTTCAGTTGGTTTAGCAGATAAAGCATCTAACTCAGCTTGTTTTGCTTCTAATTCAGCTTTTAAAGACTTAACTTCTTCTCCTAACTCAGCTAAAGCATGATTTAAGTCAGCTTCTTTTGCATCAAAAGCCTTAGTTAACTCTTCTTTTTCTTCCTCAAACTTCTCTACAGCTTGCTCCATTGCTTCTGTAGCCTCTTCATTAGAGAACTCT